GGACTTGTAATCTATGGGCTGAGTTCTATTCATGACGCAAAGATAAACAATAATATTGGATTGTTAAAAACACAACAATATTATTTGATCCGATTGTTTAATAGCATTGGTTGCCATCTGGCGAACAATGTAAAAAAATGTACACTTCTGCGAAAAAACTTTTATCTGTAAGAGATATAGTAGGATATACTCTTCCGCGGTTACATACTGGCAAACACTGGTATGTAGACTTTTATGCTTATGACCCCATTATTGACGGGCTCCGTCGCAAGAAATATATGCTCGATGGCTACAAGCTAAAGGAGCGTAAGCACATCGCCACCGTGCTCATCACCAACCTCACACAGCAGCTCACAGCCGGCTGGAACCCATTTGTCAATAATGATAAGGCACGTAGCTACACAACATGGGAAGCCGTGGTGAAGCGCTACACCGATTATCTGAAGGTGGCTGAGAAGAAGAGTATGATAAAGTCGAAGACGGCTACTGATTATCGCAGCCGTTTGGCGGTATTGCTCTCATACATCGACGAAGCAAAGACCTGTATAAAGTACGTACACCAGTTTGACCGACTCCTTGTCATTGATTTTCTTGACTACATTGTGTTCGACAAGGAGCGGTCTGCCACGACTCGCAACAACTATCGCACATGGCTGTCAACCTTCGCCACGTGGCTTGTGGATAGGCAGTACATCACTGAGAACTTCGTTGAGAGTATCAAGATGATGAAGGAGACCGAGAAGTTCCGCGACAGCATCAAGCCCGAGGATCTGCGGAGATTGAAGGAGTACACAAAAGAGAAGCGTCCGGCGTTCTACCTCGCTTGCCTGATGGAGTATTACACCTTTATCAGACCGGAAGAACTGCGTCACATCAAGATAGGCGACATATCAATAAAGGAGCAGTGCATAACTATACCTGCAGAGGTAGCGAAGAACGGCAAAGAGCAGGCGGTAGCACTCAACGACACATTACTGAAGGTAATGATCGACCAGGGGATATTCAACCACCCGTCACAAGAATATCTATTCGGCAAGAACCTTCAGCCGAGCCACGAACAGATAGCCGTCAACCGCTTTAGGCAAGAATGGGTACGAGTGAGGAAGGCTCTTGGCTTCCCAAGCTCGTACCAGTTCTATAGCCTGAAGGACTCCGGAATTCGCGACCTCGCCAACGCCGAAGGCATTGTCGTAGCTCGCGACCAAGCGCGACACTCGGACATATCTGTTACCAATAGGTATCTGAAGAGTCCGAAGGTGGCGCACGAGAGTACAAAGCACTTTGTTGGCGACTTATAGTATCTCGTAGAAGTAGCCGGTCTTTATTTGGCTGACGCAACCATCAACGATCTCCACTTCTATTTTCTGACAGACGAAACGTCGATTGTGAAAGATGTATATTTTCGAAGGATCGGGAATATCGTCTGTCAGAAACTTGATGCAGCGCAGGTTATGCGTGTCTATATTTGGGTGAGAGGCATCTTTTCTCAAGTCGTCTGGCGACGAATACTGCAAATGGTGAAGCTGATGCAGATCCATCGATGCCGTCTCCTTCGTCCCAGTCCAGTCTGGATATGCACGATGATCGACAAATGAAACGGGGAAATGGCAATACAAATTCATATCGACGGGCATAAGACCACCCGGCACCTTGATGTCCTCGTACCACCCGCCTTTGCCTTCCATCATAAAGAATTTCTCTGAACTCGTAAAAAAGACACTCATGGTTTTATCTGACTCTACGCTGTTCTCTTCTTGCGTATCTTCGTTCGCATCGCCTTCAATGGCTTCTTGTACTGAAGAATAAGGATCTCCACCTTCGTCTTCATACGAGCCAGACGGCCCTGTATAGTCATCGGTTGCCGACGGGCATACCACATAATGATTACCATCTACGACATCTGTTTTGTGCGACCGTTTCCTTCGGCTAATGCTTGCCGGTGCTATTTTAATCTCAATGGAGTCTGTAGAATCTGCATCGCGTACTATCGGGCTGAAAAAGCCGCATGGTACGAGCGACTCTGTTAGTTTGTCAGAATTCCATTTGTTGGGCCATTTTGCATAAACGAAGTAACCATCGGTTTGTGCGGCAAAAATCGTTTGTCGTTGTTCTTTTAATGGCATGAGCTTTAACGCCGCCCCCATTTCGTCACGATTTTTATAATACTTCGTTGCGTATATATGCAGCACGTTAAGTGGTATGCTATCGCGCCAAGAGCGACTTGTGGTATCATCAAACTTGTATTCAATATTCGAGGCATCAAGCAGATTTGCGCCATCATCATCGAACTCGCAAGTGTACTCATCGAGGCATTCGTAAGCAACAGCTGCGGAGGAATAAAGTTCGTCTACAGGTACGACATTAACAGACTTGTCTGTCTCATTGAACAGAAATCTAACATTCAACAGTTTGCTAAGTTCCTCCAAGAAGGTATAAACCGACCAATGCGGTAAGGCCTCTTTGATCTTAAATGTCGGGTGCGCATTGACAACAAACATCCTGCTAAAATGCGACCTATCGAAATTGAATGTATGGTCGCTATAGCCTTCATGCTCCAAAACCTTCTCCAGTACATATTGCAGGCGTGGCTGTATAGCCAGGCGCACCATTTCAACATACGTTGTAGGATTTCCATTATTAAAATATTCTCCAGTCAAAACACTTCTATGATAGTAGATGTCATTGACGAATCGGCTATTCGCTTCGTCCCAAACAGGATTAAAAACGCCGGAGAAGCATGAAACCGTGGGGCTGTCTTTTAAGTTAATATAAACCATATCTGGCCGGTCTTTTAGGTGTACGGTTTTCTCAAATCGGCTATCGAGACCACGAAGAGTCTCATCACCCTCAAAATAGTCTATATCGTCAATGAAGTGTTTCTCGAAGGCAGAATTATACTTGATACGCGATTTGCCGCCAACAATTTGAAGTTTGACGGTTGTATCGCTAATAGAAGTGACTGTACCCTTGCCTGATATGATAAGCCGGTAATCTGCATATATCTTACAATCATCGAACGACGACATGCGCTTCTTTACATCGAAGCGGTTTACGTGTTTGAAAAGAGTCGCGTTTTGATGTATTGACATCGGGAATGAGATATCATAGGAATACTCGCCCGAATCCTGGACATACGGGTTGTTATACGTTAATTTTATTTTGTCGGAGGTGGACGGGTAGCCCACCTCTCCGTTGATAGTGCAGTGTATCATATTATACTTTTGTGTTATGTATGCGATTTTAATTTTTTATAGTGGTCGAGGTTCTTGGCAATGCCATCATCGCCATCGATGTAACACTTGGCATGTATGCCCTGCGCGAGCACCAGCGATAGTTGGTCGATAACATCGCGAGCTTCGCCGAGGGTAGCATTCAGCTCTGAGTTGTCGGTGTTGACCGTCACCGATGGCGCAGACACCACCGTAGCGCCACCCTGACCGAGCGAGCGCGATATGTCAGCTGCAGTAAGCGAACCGACCGTATTATTGCGCTGCGCCTCGTCGATGAGCTGCAGAGCTGGCAGAACCTGCGGGTTGTTCACCGCATTGTGGTTAGCTACGAACTCGCCCTCGTGCACGATGCCAGCCTTGCGTCGATAGCTTGAACCGCCCGTAAAGCCACCCTCGTAGTAGCCAGCCTCCTGCGCTTGCTGCTGCTTTTTGATAGTGGCTATTTGTAGCATACCTGCAGCAACAGCTGTAGCTGCAGCTATAGGGGCGAGAATATAACCAACGAAAGGAACTTGCGCAGCGGAGCTATAGGCATTGATAGCAGCCATCGCTGTTGATGCAACAGCCTGAGCTAACTGTATAACCATAGCTCGCTTGTTAGCCTTTTTCTTGGCCGCAGCAAGTTCTTTGTCACGTTTCTCTTCAAGTTTTTTTCTCTTTGCAGAGTTGTTGCCTGCAGCTTCTATCTGTTTATCGTAGTTGGCATTGATGCGAGCCGTTTCGAGATCTGAGCACGCTTGCGAGTATGACGATGCAGCCGACAACATGGTGTTTACCGTATTGAACGCCTGCTGCATGATAGCCTTGCGTGCCTCTTCTTTGTTTCGCGCTATCTCCGTCATGCGCTCCTGGAACTGCTCGTAGGTAATGAGCTGTTGCTCGTACATGGTTTGCACAGCTGCCATTTGGCCACTTGCACTGTCGGCGTTGTCATATTGCGCCTCGAGCACCTCCATTTGTGCGTTCTTCTTATCCTCTTCATTTTGGCGTACGGACTCCAGTTCTTTGTCGAGTAGCCACTTCTGTTCATCGTACTCATCGCCTCCGTGCTCCTTAATGATGGCGAGACGGTCTTGGTGATATTGTCTCTCTGCCTCTTTTAGCTTCTCGTTATATTCCTCTTCGGTCAACAACCCTTGTGTGCGTTGCTTGAGAAGAGACATTTGTTCTGCATTGTATGCACGCGTCTTTGCGTCAAGGCTCTCGGTCATCTGTCGCTCCTGAACATCAGCAAGTCGTTTGCTCTCGGCGATAGCTGCATCTACCATCGATTGCTGTGTTTGTGTTGTGTCCTGGTCGTACTTTGTTTGAAGGTCTACAAGCTTAACATAATACTGCTGTTTCTTCTCATACATTCGCTTAGCATACTCGTCTTCGTCTATCTCTTTACGTTCGAGCTGCTGCTTGAGAGCCAGTTCATCGGTGTCAAGCGTATGCTTGAGTGCAGAGCTCTCTTTGTCGTACTTCTCTTTCTTTGGGTCTGTCTTAGTGGTATTGCTGTTGCCACCGCCATTACCGCCATTACCGCCATTACCACCGCCATTGCCGCCATTGCCACCATTGCCACCATTGCCACTGCCGTTGCCACCGCCATTTATGGTTAGATCGGCGAACGCTTTGCGTAAGCCATCGTCGGAATTTATGAGCTTGGCAAGTTCGCGATCTTCGGCATCCAAGATACGTAAACCGCTTTGTGCCGCCTTGAGGGCCTTTTCATGTACAGCGCGTTCGTCAAGTTTCTTTTGCAGTAGTCTATTACCATCTAACTCTTTGGCATCACCAGTAAGTTCGTCGACATACATATAAGTACCGTATGAACGATAGGCTTTAGGATGAGACCCAATCTCTGCATTAACATGCTTAATATTATTCACCTTGCGTCTCACCGTCTGTTTTAGCTCAAGTCTTTTCTTTGCTATTTCTTTCTTCTGCTCGTAGATGGCTTCTGCCATAGCTGCCTGGTCAAGCTTTTTTATGTAATCATTGATGGCATTTGTATTCTCATTAAAAAGTTTGCCTTCTTTGGAGATTGAAGCATGGTAGTCCGGAATTATTTTTTGCAGTTCGGCAATAGCACTCCTTCGCTCTCCGATAGAGAATGCGTTTGAACGGATTATCTTGGTAAGCTGCTGCACGCGTGTCTTCTCGTCGATGTAGCTCTCCGCTACTCGCTTATTAATGGCTTCCTGCTGCTTTTTTATTGCGTTGGCTTCTTTAACGCTTTGTAGGTTGTCATGTATAGCCTTTTTGTGCGCTTGCCAAGCTTTAACCGCTGAATACACTGCAACACCAACAACGGTAAGAACCGTGGCAAGGGCTGCCCATGGGTTGGTGATACTCGCAAGTTTTGCCTTCTCCATAGCCAGCCGGTACGCTTCTACACCATATCTTAATCTCTTATACGTTAGCTCAAGTGCCAAAAGAGCGGATCTAAGGAGTCTTGTAGAAGCTGTTAATGCAACATTTAGGACTTTGCTTGTATTTCGTATTACCAGCCATGCTTTCTCTTTTATCATCGTGGCAGTGAGGACGTTGTTATAAACCAGCATGGTTGTTGCGAGTGCAGCCAAAACAACGATGTGTTTCGATACGTATTCTATAAGAACGTACAAGTTTTTTATGCCCATTGAAGTCAGAGATACGCTATATTTAGCAATGGGCATCAGTTTTTCGCCGAGTTCGATGCACATGTCATCAAATTGTTTTTTCGCTTTATCGAGACCTGCCTGCACAGTGTTGTTCTGCACATTGAACTCATTGAGAACGCTTGTACCATCTTTGTATGACTGCGTAGCTGTAGCTTGTGCCTCTCGCACTTGATCAAGGTTAGAAGCCACTGATGATAGAACGCCTACAGCACGTGTACCCTCAAGCCCCATTTGCGAGAACATTGGTGCCAATTGGTCGAAGCCACCGCGATTAGACATTGCCTGCAGGAACTCTAATAATGCGCCATTCGCATCTGTCTTCAGCATGGTCGTGAATGTGCTCACCTCTACGCCAGCCAACTTTGCAAACTTCATCGGCTCCTGGAACATCTTAGTGATAAGTTGTGAGAAGACGGTAGAAGATGTCGCTTCGTCTTGCATATTTTGGTCGAGTGCCGAAGCAAGACCCATGATTTGCGCTTGTGTCATGCCTGCCTGACGGGCAACACCAGACAAGTCGGCAGTGAAGTCAACGATGTAACCGGCATTAGCTGAAGACGACTGCGCAAGATCGTTGACAGCAGAACCCGTGGCAAGCATAGCACCACGCAAGCCCTTCGTCTTGTCCTCGCCAAACATCTGCGCCAACTTGCCAATTTTTTCAACAGCGTCATCGCCGAGGTCGTCGCCAAGTGCTACATTGATTTTGTCACCACCATCGACAAACTCCTCTACCATTTCTCTATTGGTGATGCTAAGCCTACCTGCATCTTGAGCAAGTCTGTTCAGTTCACCGCGCGCTGTACGGGTGTTCATCTTCTTAAAACTCTCGTTCATCTCTTCAACCTCCTCGATGGCTTGCCCCGTATACTTAGTGACGTTGAACATCTCCTGGTTCATCGCGGCGTATTTATTGGTGCAGTCGCGTACAGTCGCAGATAAGCCAGTGACAGCTGCAAGGCCTTGAGTGATGGCACCCCAATTGGTGTTAAAGATATTGACGAATTTCGACCACTTGCTTTTTGTCAAATCTTGCTCAGCACCGACGGCTGCTATTTCTTTTTTCAGCAATTTCGCCTTTTCTGTCAGCTCGTGATACTCTTCGGTGCCTCGATGCGTATTGGCGAGTTGCTCGTTTACGAGTTTAAGCGATGTCTCCAATTCAAGCGCAGTCGAACCACTGATGTTTTTTAGAGTACGGTCTATCAGAGCGTTCTCCTGCTCAAAATTCTCAGCTCGCCGTGTTGCTTCAGCTATAGCCGTATTGTATTGGCTGAGAGTAGCCGATATAGGCTGCTTTAGTTCGTTAATGCGTGCCTTACATCTCTCAAGGTGTTCTTCAAGTCGCTTGTAGTCCTCAGGATTTGTTGCCGACTTCATCTGCTGCTTGAGCACACGTGATACCTTTTCGATCTCACCGATAGAAGCCGTCGAAAGATTTTGAAGCGTATTTATTGTATCGCTAACCCTCGATCTGTACGCATTTACATGATCTTCTGCTTTTCGTATCTCTTTATTTATCTGCTTGATATCATTTACGGACGTGCCGGAATCTTTGAGAGCTTCGGCTTTCTTCTGCTTTAGATCGTCGAGGTTTTTCTTTAGTGCTGCCATCTCGTCCTTTGCTTGTTGTGCATTAAGCGTGACGATGGTCTCGAAAGTTTGAGTTGTTGCCATAAAAAATGCTACTTTTGGTTTGTGAACCAAAAGTAGCATTTATATAAGCCCTGAAAAAATACGATATTATAGTTTGTCTTTATCAGTTTCTTT